GCGTCTCGACCAGCTCAAGAATTCGGGCCGGGAGCAGATGATCGACCTGATGGAGGGGCGCATCAAGGTGGCCGAGTCCACGATGCAGAACCTCATCGCCGCGGGCATCTACTCCGACGGCACCGCTGCAGGCGGCAAGCAGATCACCGGCCTCGATGCGGCCATCCCGATCAACCCGGCGACGGGTACCTATGGCGGTATCGACCGCGTGGCGTGGCCCTTCTGGCGGCCCAAGGTGACGACCGCGGGCGCGGCCCTCACGGCGACCACCGTGCAGGCAGCCTTTAACACGATGTGGGCCTCGCTCGTGCGCGGCGCCGACCGGCCTGACTTGATCGTCGTCGACAACTTCATGTGGGGCGTGTACCTCGCTTCGCTGCAGGCCCAGCAGCGCTTTACCGGCACCGACACCGGCAAGCTCGGTTTTCCCTCCATCCTGTACTTCGATTGCCCCATCGTGCTCGATGGTGGGATCGGGGGCTTTGCGACCACGAAGACCGCGTATTTCCTCAATACGAAGTACCTGCACTGGCGCCCGCATGCCGACCGCAACATGGTGACGCTCTCGCCCAATCGGCGCTATGCGATCAACCAGGACGCCGAGGTGCAAATCTTAGCGTTTTGCGGAAATCTCACTTGCTCGGGGCAGCAGTTCCAGGGCCGGCTCATTTCGCCGTGAGCTCGATGGTTTCTTCAGGCAGTTGACCTTCCCCAGGGTACCCCCTTGGGTTTTCTCAAAAGGAGACCTCTTCATGGCCAAGATCACCGCATCGCCGCCTGTGCCCCCGGATGACGCGCCCGACCGGGCGCCTGAGCGCGAACGCGAACCCGATGCGCCCGTCGAAGAACCTGAACCGCGCGAGCCGCCCGCCGAGGCCTCGACCCTGGGAGCGTTCGCCGAGGAAGGCAAGGAACCGGCCCCCACGTGGGATCCCAAGTACCGCAGCGCGCTGGACAACCCCAAGCACCCCCTGCATCACCTGAGGAACGCATGATGGGCAACGCCACTTCCACCCACCCGGGTGCATTCGATCCCCAGACCCCCGGCGCCCCTGGCATGGGTGCCTCCACGGGGATCGGGCTGGGGCCGCTGGCTTCGGGCCCGGACACGACCAACAACTTTTCTGTCGACGCGAACAACGATCTGGTGCTGCCGTTCATCGGCGCACTCGGCAACGTCGTGGTCGAACCCACCACCCTGGTGGCCGGCTCGGGCTACACCGATGGCCGCTATCGCGTGCAGTCTGTGGGCGGGGGCCAGCCGAACGGCACGGCTGCGGTTGACTTCCTGGTGACGGGCGGGGCGATCGTCTGGAGTCGCGTTTCGCGACCCGGCTCGGGCTTCGCTTCAGCGCCGACCTTCACGGTGGCCAACGCACTCGACGCCAATGGCAACGGCCCCGGGGGCGGCTCGGGCGCAACGATCACCGCAACCATCGGCACGGCGGCCAAGCCCACCTCGATGATCACCCCGAACGCCAACAAGCCCATGCGGCGCGTCGTCGCGGCGGGCCCGGTGGCCATCGATGCCGCGGTGACCCCGGGGACGTATCTGAACAAGTCCGGCCGCGCGCTCGTGGCTGGTGACGAACTCTGGGCTGTGGCCCCCTGAGGAGATCCGCATGGATACGTTTGACCTTGACCCCGCGCTGTTCCAGCGCTCCAACGCCGCGGACGCGCACCTGCTCGCCGTCTTCTACATGGGCACCGTCAAGAACGAGGCGCGCTCACTCGAAGAGGGGCGGCATGTCGTCGACGATGTCGAGTGCATCAAGATCATGATCCCCGGCGACAAGAACAACACCATCGACCGGCCGGCCTCGAAGGAAGACAAGATTCGCTTCGCACAGCAGTACGCGGCCTTCCGTCAGGGCAAGGAAGGGGACGACCAGCTCTCGGGCACGCGCCTGGGCGATTGGCCTTTCCTGTCCCGCGGGCAGGTCGAGGAGCTCCGCTACATCGGCGTCAAGACGGTGGAGCAGCTCGCCAACGTGGCCGACAGCGTGAACTACCCCGGGCTGCAGCAGCTCAAGGCGCATGCGAAGTCCTGGCTGGAGACGGCCAAGAATTCCGCCTATGCCGCGCAGCAGACCGAGCGCCTGGAGCGCCAGGACAACGAGATCGAAACGCTCAAGGCCGCACTGGCCGATCAGGCCGCACGCATCGAGAAGCTCACCGCGGCGCAGGGTCGCCGGTAGGGGGTAGGGTATGGCCACCGCGGGGATTCAAAAGTGGCCCTCGGCGCTCGCCGTCATCAAAGACGTCCTGGGCCAGCTCGGGCTGCCGGTGCCGCAGGCGGCGACCGCGTCCGCGGACGACGAGACCGCGCAACAGATGGTGGCCCTCCTCACGTGGTGCGGGCGCCGGCTCGTGAAGCCCACGGGCACCCTGCGCTGGACGTCCCTGCAGTCGGTCTGGGATCTCACCACGGTGCCGAGTCAGACTCTCTACGACCTGCCCGCTGACTGGGATTCGTTCATCGACCTGACGGCCTGGAACACGACCAACCGCCTGCCCATGCTCGGGCCGGCAACCAATGCGCAGTGGTCGACCCTGGTGGCGCGCAACCTCGGGGGCTCGACGATCTCGGTGGCTTACCGCACGCGCGGGCAGCAGCTCGAACTCTTCTCCTCGCCGTCCAGCGCGCAGCAGCTCCGCATCGAATACAACTCCCGCGGCTGGGTTCAGCACCTCACGCCCACGGGCACGACGGTCACCATCGACCAGATCCTCGACGACTCCGACATCGTCCGTTTCGACAACGAGCTCATCACGGCCAAGCTCAAACTCGCCTTCCTCCAGGCCAAGGGCTTCGACACGACCGAGGCGCAGACCAGTTACAACGAAATCGAGGAGCAGGCGCTCAACGCCGACACCGATGCCCCGGCCCTCAGCATGAGCGCGAGCTCGCGCGGCTACCCGCTGCTGTCCAACCTGAACGTGCCCGATAGCGGATACGGGGTCTAGGTATGCCCAAGCCCAAGCGCCTGCCCCAGCAGCAGACCCACGCCATCACGACGGTCGGGCCGCCGACGCGCGGCCTGAACACGATCGGTGATTTCGCGACGATGGAGGCGACGGATGCGGTGGAGCTGGACAACATGATTCCGACCGAGCTCGGGCTCACCGTGCGCGGGGGCTGGCGCGAATACGCGACGGGCCTGTCCAGCGGCGACACCATCAAGACGATCATGGCGTTCAACTCGGCGCCGAGCTCCTCCCAGACGCCGCCCCTGGCGGCCTCGACCCTGTTCGCGGCGACGGATCGGGGGATCTGGAACGTCGAGGGCGGGGGCGACCTGAGCGCGAAGGCTGCGGCCATCGTGCTGTCCAACGCCACCGACGCCGGTCACATGAGTTTCGTGCAGTTCACGGCGGGGGGCGGCAAGCAGTACCTCGTGGCCTGCTCGGAGACGGACGGGGCGTTCTACTATGACGGCCTCACCTGGAAGAAGTTTGCCGCCTCGGGCACGGCGGGCCCTGGCGTGGTGACGGGTGTGGATCCGGCACTGTTCGCCCAGGTCGTCGTGTGGAAGTACCGTCTCGGGTTCGTCAAGCGCGGCTCGGCGGAGGTCTGGTGGCTTCCTCCCAATGCGCTCGGGGGCGTGGCTGAAGGGTTCGATTTCGGGCCCTCACTGCGCAATGGGGGCATGGTGCTCGCCGCGATCAATTGGACGATGGATGCGGGGGACGGTATCGATGACCGGCTCGTGATCCTGGGCTCCTCGGGCGACTTGGCAGTCTACGAGGGCACCGACCCGACCGACCCGTCCTTTTTCTCCCAGGTGGGCGTGTGGTTCGTGGGCCAACCCCCGGTGGGCCGGCGCTGCTTCACCTCCACGGGCGGCAACATTTATATCCTCACCCAATTCGGCGTGGTGCCGGTGGCGCAGCTCATGTCGGGCGGCCTCGATACGGTGCTGCTCGCGGACACCGACCTGCTCAAGCAACTCCGCAAGATCCAGGAAGCCCTCAACGTCGATTTTCGGACGCTCCTGAATACGCCGGGCTGGGCCCTCCTGGACATCCCGCAGCTCGCCCTCCTGCACATCGCGCGGCCCTCGGTGTCGGTCAGTGAGCACATCCAATACGCGTTTCAACAGCACGCCCTGGCGTGGTCTCGCATCGTCGACATGCCCGGGTATTCGTTCGGGCGCCGCCTGGGCGAGGTGTACTCGGGCACGACCGACGGGCGGGTGCTGCGCGTCTTCACGGGCTACTCCGATGGCCAGAAGCTCGACGGCACGGGGGATTACGAGATCCGCTCGCGCGTCACGCCGGCCTTCTCCTACTTCGACAACCCCGCGGTGCGCAAGCGCGCCCTGATGATCCGCCTGCAGTTCCTGGCCAAGGCGAATCCGAACTACTCGGTGCGCATGAATGCGGACTTCGAGCTCTCGCCCATCGGCGGGGTGACGGTGGGCCGCGGCAGCGTGGGGTCGCTCTGGGATGTGGGCCTGTGGGATCAGGCCGTGTGGGCCGGCGGCAAGACGGCCTCGGGCGAGTGGCGTACCGTGAGGGGTATGGGCTATTCGCTCGCGCCCACGCTGTTCCTCTCGACCACCCAGTCCACGACGCTCGCCTCGTTGGAGTACATGAATGCGATGGGGGGCCCGCTGTGATGTTTGAGTTCACCGACAACCGCATGGTCTGGGAGTACTTCCACCGCGAGCTCGGTCTTCACGAGTCGGACGACTTCCGTGGCGTGCTCCATGTGCCCGAGGAGTTCAAGGGCATGGCGGCGCGCATGGATCACGTCGCGGTGGCGGTGGGCTACAACGCATTCATCGGCAAGACCTGTTGCATGCACACGGTGATCAAGCGGCCCGACAAGGTCACCCCGCGCGTCGTGCGCGAGGCCTTCGAGTTTCCCTTCTCCATCGCGGGATGCGTGGCGGTGCTCGCGCTGGTGGACTCGACCAACGAGGCGGCCTTGAGCTTCGACGCGAAGCTCGGGTTCACCGAAGTCCTGCGCATCCCCGATGGCGGCCTCGACGGCGACCTCGTGGTGCTGCGCATGCTGCGCAGCGAATGCCGCTGGCTCAGACCCCACTAGGAGACGACCATGGGTAAGAAGCAAACCTCAGTGCCCCAGATGGGACAGGCCGCGGGTTCGCCGCAGGGCGCTCCGCCCCGAAGCACTCCGGGGATGACCCCCTTTGCCTCTGCGGGCCCCAACAGTCAGGCGAGCTCGGCCTATGGGAAATGGACGCCCCAGGCTCCCGGGGGTGGGGGGTTCAACCCGAATGTCGGGGGCGGGGGCGGGCCGGCGAATCTCGCGCAGGCAGCCATGGGTGCGGGAGCTCAAGGGCTCAACGGCGGCAAGTCTGGCCCGGCCGCACCGAACTATTCCGGCCTCTCGGCGCCGTCGATGGGGGGTGGGGCTGGCAGACCCCTGCAGCAGGGCTTCCAAGGCCTCCAGGAAGGCTTCGGGGGCGGCGGCACGAACTACGGTGACCTCACCGGCCGATTCGGCGGCAAGTCCCCCGTCAAGGTGCCCAACATGCCCGGGACGCAAGTGAACCCGCAGCAGCTCGCCTCCCAGATGCGCACGCCGACCGCGGGGCAGCCGATGACGGCGCCGCTCAAGCGCTAAGGAGAGCATCATGGGCAAGAAGTCCGCGCCCGCTGCACCCGACTACACCAAGCTCGCCGAGATGACGTCGCAGTCGGCGCAGGAAGCGATCGACCGGCAGACCGCGGCCAACCGGGTGAACCAATATACCCCTGAGGGTAGCAGCACCTGGAGCAAGGATGCCAACGGGAACTGGTCGCAGACGACGACGCTCTCGCCCGAAGCACAAGCCGCGCAAGCTTCGCAGCAGCGTATCGGTCAGTACAAGTCCAATCTCGCGGAGTCGCTTCTCCCACGTCTGCAGCAGGAGTATGGGCAGGCGCCCGACTGGTCGAAGCTCTCACCCTACGCCAACGTCCCCTTGGAGCGCCAGAACCTGCAAGCCACGACGAGCGCCACGGGCGCCGGGCCGCAGCAGCAGAACATCAACACGTCGCTCATGGCCGACCCTCGGCTCAACGCCAACATGGGACGCGACGCGGGCACCGCGGCGACCTCGCTGAACTACGGCAACCTGCAAGGGGTCGACCAAGCGAGCGGCACGCGCCAGCAGGCTTACGACAACGCCTACAAAATGGCCACCTCGCGGCTCGACCCGCAGTATCAGCAGCAGCAAGCCCAGCTCGAAGCCAAGCTCGCGAACCAGGGCATCACGCAAGGATCCGACGCCTACCAGAAGGCCATGGATCAGTTCTCGCGCACGAAGACCGACGCCTACAACCAAGCCATGATGGGGGCCACCTCCCAGGCGGGGCAGCAGGCCCAGATCGATTACGGCATCAACATGGGCTTGCGTCAGGAGCAGGCGCAGGAAGCGCTCAACGCGGCCAACTACGGCATGGGGGCCCAGGGCCAGAATTTCCAGCAGCGCCTCGCCGCGGCCCAGGCCAACAATGCAGCGCTTCAGGGCCAATTCGGCATGGGGCAGCAGGCCCTCCAGCAGCAGCTCGCCGCGCAGCAGGCCGCCTTTGGCCAGTCGATGCAGGGCTCCCAGTACGACCTCGCGCGGCAGCAGCAGGCCTTCTCCCAACGGCAAGCCGCGGGGAGTCAGAATTTCAACCAGCAGCTCCAGGGCGCCCAGTTCCAGAACCAGCAGCGCCAGCAGCAGCTCACCGAGATGATGCAGCAGCGGGGCTTCAGCCTGAACGAGATCAACGCCATCCTCACGGGCACGCAGGTCGGCATGCCGTCCTTCGCGGGCTACAACACGGCGGGCGCGGCGCAGGGGACGGACTACTCGGGCGCGGGTCGGGATTCCTACGGTGCGCAGATGGACGCCTACAACGCCGCCCAGGCCGCCTCGCCGCTCAACGCCGCCACCTCCCTGGCCTCCACCGGGCTGAAGGCCTATATGAGCGATGCGCGCATCAAGCGCGACATCAAGCGGGTGGGCCGGCACCCCCGGGGGTATGGCATTTTCACGTACCGGTTCATCGGCGAGCGGGGTCATCGTCTCGGGGTGATTGCCCAGGACGTCGCGCGCGTGCGCCCGGATCTCGTGGTGTCCTACAACGGCCTGCTCACGGTGCGCCCGCAAGCGCTCGAAGGAATCGACCATGTCAACCTCACCTGACGATATCAACGCCCTCTTGGCCGGTGCCGGGTTGAACAAGCCCATCACGCCAGTCGACCCTGGCAATCCGGTGCTGCCGGCCTTCGGCTCGCAGCAGGGCAACAACAGCGCGTTCGACCCGTCGACTGTCCAGGCCATGCTCGCCCTCCATGGGCAGGCCAACGCACAAGGCAACATCGCGCGCCAGCGCAAGCTCGCCGACCAGATGCGCGCCGATGCGTCGGGCCTCATGGGCACCAAGCAGGCGGGGCGGGTCACGGTGGGGCCGAAGTGGTACGACGCCCTGGCCAATGTCTCCGAAAACGCGCTGGCCACCCATCAAGACATCAAGGCCGACGAGGCCTCGGCGGGCTTGGACAGGACGTACGGCAAGACGATGCAAGACATCATCGACGAGTACAACCGCAAGGCCCGGGGCCTCTGATACGGCACGGGGTACCACCATGAATGCTGACGGCACGCCCGAAGTTTTCACCCAGGCCCTGCAGCCGAACACGCCGCAGCCGATGCAGCCGCAACCGCTCGACGCGATGGCGCAGCTCCAGGCCCAGTACGACGCCCTGCAGCAGCAGATCAACGCCCGGGGCCATCGGCAGGTCGACCCCGAGCAAGTGAAGCGCGCGCAGGCGCGCAACGACCTCGACATGCAATTCGGACGGCTCATGATGCTCACGGGCGACGAGGGCGCGCAATCGGTCGGGGGTGCGGTGCTCAAGCAGGCCATGTCCAAGCAGACCCCCCAGGTGACGGAGCGCGGCGCCTACAACCCGCTGACCCAACAGTGGGACTACAACCCCGAGTACTTGAACGAGCGCGACATGGCGCAGCAGGGGGCCCTGCAAGGGCGCATGGCCTCGGTCGGGGAGCAGCGCGCGCGCGACCAGTCCGAACGGCAGTGGAGGGAAGAACAGGCGAGGCTCAATCGGGAGGCCGCTGCGGAGCGCGCGCGCACGATGGCCGGTGCCCAGGCCTCCAAGCTCCCCAACAACACCGCGCAGGCGGTGACCTCGTTCGGGGTGATGGACAAGGTGCTCGACCAGCTCGAAGAGGAGCTCAAGACGTTCGATCCGCGCAACCCCAACGACCAACTCGACACGAACAAGCGCGCGCGCATTGACTCGCTCGTCAGCCAGTACCGGCTCGAATCGAAGAACGCCGCGGAGCTCGGCGCGCTCGCGGGGCCCGACCTCGGTCTCATCGACGACATGATGGCCCCGTTCACTTCCGCCAGGGGAATCGCGCTCGGGCGTGAGGGCCTGCTCGCGCAGCTCAAGTCGACCCGCCAATGGGGCCGAACCCGCCGAGACCAGATCCAGCGCATGTACCCCGGGGCCAACATGGGCCAGGAGGCGCCGGTCGCACCCCTCACCAACGATATGAGCGATCTCACGCCCACGGTGGCCCTGCCCAAGGCGGTGGCCGCGAGCGGCGCGCGGAGGTGAGACCATGCCCTATGACACCACCATCGACGGGGTACAACTCACCAACATCCCCGACGGTGTCGCCCCCAACGATCCGCGGCTGAAGCAGCGCGCGCAAGCGCTCAAGGGTCAACAGGCCCTGTCGCAGCGCCTGGACACGGCGCGATTCGCAAAGGAAGACTGGAAGTCTTCCACGCAGCGCGCGCGCGAGGCGGCCGGCGAGGCCCTCGGGCCGGATCCCACCCTCACCGACAAGCTCATGCTGAACCTCGGGGCGGGGGCGGCCGACGTCATGCCCGCGTTGCACCAGATGACCGGCCTGGGCGAGCAACCCTCCCCCGAAGAGATCGCCGAGAAGCGGCGCATTGATGATGCTCTCGCGGGTCAGGGCGTGCCCGGGTTCGCGTGGAAGCAGGCGCAGGAGATGGGGCGCAACCCCGCCACGGCACTCCCCACGCGCACCGTCCTGGCCAACATCGCGCAGGGGGCTGTGGGTGGGGCGATGGAGCCAACGATGCCCGGGGAGTCCCGATTCGTCAACACGGCGACCGGAGGCGTGGCGGGGGGCGCGACGCCTTTCGTGGTCGGTACCCTGGCGCGCAGCGTGGGGTCACTCCTCCCTGGCGTTGCCAAGCGTGAGGCCCGCTCAGAGCTCGACAAGGCGCTGGAGGCGGCTACCCCTGAGGGTCGGGCCCGCGCGATGGGCCGGCAGCCTCCTGGGCCCCCTCCAGGCCCTCCTGGCGGGCCTCCCGCACCTCCAGGTGCTCCCCCTGGGCCCAATGACGCCCCTGGCCTGCCGTTTGACCTCAATTTTCCCTACACCCCGGCGGCCCTGGCCGGCAATGCGGACATGGCTCGCCTGGAGAAGGGATCACGCGCGCGCAACCCGGCCGAATACTACCCGGGCGACGTCGAGCGGCATACCGTGCTGCGGGACGCTGTCCTGCGGGGCACCCGGGAGGCTGAGGAGCTCGCCACGCGCAAGGCCGCGGCCAACCAGGGGTGGAAGCAGGACTGGCAGCAGGTGGAGCAGACCATCGACCCCGTCGACTTCAAGACCAGCGGCGACCTCTTCCGGCAGCACCTCGAAGACCTGAAGCTCCACGGCGAAGCCGAAGACTCGGATGTGATGGAGGCGCTCAACTTCATCAGCAACCGCTACGACAAGCATGCCGCGGCCGGGACGCTCACGCCCACCCATGTCCAGGTCTGGCGACGGATCTTGAACGAGGGCGGCGACAAGCTGAACCAGAACGCGTTGAAGCGTGCCGACCCCAGCGCCGTGCCCATTGCCCAGCTCCGGGGCGACCTCGACGCGTGGCTCAATCAATCGAGCGGGGGGAACTGGCAGACCGTCCTGGACAACTACACCGCGGCGAGTCGCGCCATCGATCAGGCCAAGGCCGCTGGCAAGGTGCGCTCGAAGTGGTGGGAGCTCGGCGAGGACACCAACGTCCCGGTGCGCACGCGCGGCACGACCGTGGACACCAAGCGCGAGGTGCCCGAGTTCACTGAGCACGGCCTCAGCACCGCGCAGGATCTCGCCATGGGCTCCGACAAGGTCTCCGGGCTCTCGCCCGATGCTAAGACCGCGTTGAAGCAGACCATGGATGTGCTCGCGCGCCAGGGCCTCGCCACCAAGGTCGCGAAGTCGGGCACGCTCGGCGGCTCGGACACGGCGCTCAATCTCTGGTCGGCCATCGATCAAGGCATGCTCAACGCGATCCCCGGCCTCGCCTCCATCACGCCCTACCTGGGCGAAGCGATCAAGTCGCGTAAGGCGAATTTGGGAGGCCTGCAGAAAACCATCGTCGACAAGGCCATGGCCGACTCGGCGGAGTTCCAGCGGCTCATGAGCAGTCCCGTCCTGCGCCCCGAGATCAAGCAAGCCATTCAGGCGGCGGTCTACGGCGAGTCCCGACTGGCCGGCGGCGAGGCTGCCTTGGAATCTTCGCGCAAGGATCAGCAACCATAGGGGGTACCGTATGCCTCGCGACAACTCCGGGAACTACACGCTCCCGGCAAAGAATCCGGTGGCCACCAATACGGTCATCGAGACTGACTGGGCCAATCCGACGATGTCAGACATCGCCTCGACGCTGACCCATTCGCTGTCACGGGACGGCCAGGGCACCATGCTCGCGGCCTTGAAGCTCACCGATGGCACCACCGCGGCCCCGGGCCTGTCGTTCAACTCCGAAGCCTCCAGCGGACTCTTCCGCAAGACGGCCGGCGTGATTGGCGTGAGCATCGGGGGCGTCGATGTCGCCGACTTCAGTGCGACGGGTCTCAGTGTCAACAAGAACCTCAGCGTGGCGCAAGACCTCACCGTCACGGGCAACTTCTCGGCTCCCCTGCCCGATGGCACCGCGGCGGCCCCCTCGCTCACGTTCAAGAACAATCTCGACTTGGGGCTCTATCGCTCCGGGGCCAATGCCATGGGGCTCGCGGCGGCCGGCGTGCTGAGTGCGACGGTGAACCCTCTGGGCATCGACCTGGGGGCGGGCCTGAGGCTCGCGGGCACGGGGACGACCAGTGGATCCTGGTCGGTGGGGCCGCAGAGCGCGACCGGCAACCTGACGTTGGCGGCGACGGCAGCCACGGGCACTGGCCTGCTCGATGTCAACCTGGGGGTGACCGATGGCACCTCGCCCGTCACCGTGCGCGTCTTTCGCAGTACCACCACGACGGGCGTGCGCTCGTTCCAGATCCTGCGCGGGGATGGCTCGACGACGGCTGACCACCTCCTGAGCTCGGGCGTGGGGGCCGTGTCATCGCTGGCGCGCAATGGCGGGCGGATGCTCCTGGGCACGACCCAGGACAACACGATCGACACTCTGCAGGTGGCGCTCTCCGCGCGCGTGCGCAGTGGTGCCGCAGGCATCCCCAGCAACACGGCGAGTCCGGGCTATGACACGCTCGTCATCGAGGGCAGCGCGGGTGTGGGGATGTCCTTCCTCTCTCCCAACAACGTGAGCTGTGGCATCGCCTGGGGTGACCCGCAAAGCCTGGGCCAGGGATACCTGTTTTACAACCATTCCGTCGACCAGATGTACCTCGGCGCGGCGGCCAATACGAACCTCATTCTCGACACCGCGTACACGCGTTCGACGCTCCCGATCTATGCCCCGGACGGTACCGCGGGGGTGCCGGGCTATGCCTTCTCCGCGCAACCGCTCTCGGGCATGTCCCGCATTGCCAGTGGGGGCCTGGGCTTTTCCGTGGCGGGTGCCGAGGTGGCGCGCGTGTCGGTGGCGGGGGTGATGCTCTCCGGGGCCAACGCTTCGGTGCTTCACAACGACACGGTGTCGGAGCTCGCCCTTTGCGCGGCCTCGGCCCTGGCCGACAACACGGCGCGCATCGACCTCATGGACACGGGGCATGCGACCCTGCCTCGGCAGGCCTTCATTCGCGGCAAGCAGATCGTCTTCACGGACTCGGTGGCCGCCAATGAGCGGGCCCGGTTCAGCCAGAACACCTATGGCGAGCTCGCCATCAACGGCACCGCGTTCGGTCTGTGGTCGGCGCCAAATCGGGGCCTACTTGCGCTCGATGGCTCGGCGGGCTCCCAGGTGGGTCTGGCCTATGGCGGGGTACGCTCAGGCTCCATCACTGCGCACGTGGCGGACTTCATGATCTCGGCGGCGGCGAGCATGCCCCTCATCCTCGCCTACAGCAACGGCACCGAAGCCGCGCGCATCGAGACTGATGGCACGTTCAAATATGGGACGTACGAGGTGGGGTATCGCGACGCGCCGCCTATCCTCAAGACCGCACCCTACCCCATCACCGCCAACGACCGCGGCACCATGATCCGGTGCGACCCGGGATGCTCCAACGTCACGGCGCCGACCATGGGCCAGGGCGGCCCGATCGTGACCGTCTGGAACAACGCGGGCGGCAACATCACCCTCACGGCGGGCGCTGGCCTGACGTTCCGCTGGGGTACCGGTACCCCCATCACGACCAGTCCGCGCACGCTCGCCCAGAACGCACTCGTCACCATCTACTGGATCTCGGGCACGACGGCCGTCATCACCGGCACGGGGATCTCATGACCGGTAGCGCGCAGCTCCTCCTGGCGGCTTGGCCCTACAACACCGTCAGCAACTTCACGCCGTGGAACGTCGCGGCCACCGCGGTCTCGGGCACCACGGCGCAGGCGCGCCTCACCTTCCTGCCCGATGGCACGGTCACGAAGCAGACGGCCGGCACGGCGGGCGGCTCGAACGGCTCCTCGAACTGGTGGCTCCCCACGACCGCGGGTGTGGGCTCGTCCTTCTATGTGCGATTCACGGCGACCTCGGGCACCTGGAACGACTCCACGGGCGGCAGCATCGCGAGCGGGGCATGGGTGGCGATGGGGGCGGGCCTTTTCGTCGGCCAGACGCACACCACGCTGACGGTCTCTTGCACGTTCAACGTGGACATCGCCACCGACGCGGCCGGCGCCAACATCATTTTCCGCAGCACCGGCAACATCGTTGCCATCACGCACACCTAAGGACGCACCGCCATGTATCTCACCCTCACTGACCCCGAGGTGGACTTCCTTCACCGGCTCCTGCTCTCGCGCCCGATGGGCGAAGTGGAGTCTCTCGTGGTGAAGATCCGCACTCAGGCCGCACAGCAGCAAAAGCCCGAGGAACCCCCGGCGCACCTGCCGGAACCCGATGGCGTATCCCAGGAGGCCCTGCAATGATTGCCACCGCTCTCGTCATCGCCGCCTTCATCCTGTTCATCCTGGCCGCTGTGGGCGTGCCGGCGGGCCGCTACAGCCTTCTGGCTGCGGGTCTGGCATGTTGGGTACTGTCGCAGCTCGTCGGACGCTTGTAGGGGCCCTCCTGGCCCTGCCGGGGTGCGTCTCGGTGGAGGGGCCGTGCGAGCTCGTGCGAGCGAAGGATTACGCGAGCATTCAATGCGAGGCTGGTGGGCAGGCCTTCCTACTGGCTCCCGCACGCACCATCGAGGCCGCGAGAGATTCCAATGACCCCCCATCCTCCCCCTTCACCGCGCGACGACTCCCCTGAGGGCCTGCCCCCTCGGCTACGCTGCCAGGGCGGTGAGCTCGTCAAGCCCAACGGGCAGCCGATCTTTCTTCACGGGCCCTGCTTCGGGAGCTGGGGGGAAGACGACGAGGCCGACTGTCCGACGATCAAGGGCATGGGGGCCAACAACCTGCGCGCCAATCTGCGGTGGTGGGGCAAGTGGGGCACGGAGGTGCGTGAGAATCCCGATTGCCGCGACAACGATGCCTTTTCGTTTCTCAACCGCACGAAGTTCACGAAGTGGGCAGGACAGCTCAAGGCAGCCGCGGCAGTGGATCTCTGGACGAACCCGTTCATCGACTCGAATTGCGGGCAGAGCGGCACGAACACCCCCGAGGACATCGCATACTGTGACCCGTATGGCTCATGGGGTGAGCGAGGCCACAATTTTTACACTGACCCGGCGATGCGCCGCGTTTACGCGACGGTCGTCTGGAGCACCGTGGCCACCTACCTGCGCAAGCTCCCGCACGTGGGCCTTCTGGAGATCCATCCCGAGCCGGCGCACCATCGCGACGAGACCTGGGCCCCCCTGGTGGCGCAAGTGCAAAAGGAGTGCATCGACGCGATCCGCGCCGCCGAGCTCGCCCTGGGGGATCCGGTGGGGACGCCCATCATCGTGGGGCCGCGCGAAGGCTACGACAACCGCCTCGTGGAAGAGTGCTTGCTCGCCCTGGTCGATGCGTACGGGGGCACCCTGCCGGCGGGCCTCGTCTTCACCGGCAATTTCCTCAACCAGTACGTCACTGACCCCAAGCGCTTCGACAAGGGCATCGCCCGGCTCAACAAGCTCCGCGCCGATTACGGCGTGCCGGTCTACGTCCAGCAGCTCGGGCGCAACTCCTCGGAAGACCCAGGCCTCACCCTGATGCGCCGAGCCGTCGAGGTCATGCGCGACAACAACATCGGGTACGCGTGGTGGCAGTGGAAGCAGAACACCGCGAACCCCGGGAACATGGGCCTCTTCTACAAAGACGAGACCGACCCGAGCGGACTCACCTGGGTGCCCAAGACCGCCGAGCTGGAGCTCATGGCGCAGGAATGGACGCACGGGGGCGGGCAGGGGTAACATTGCCCCTTGGTCGGTCACACCGGACAAGCCGGCGTCTCCTGGAGCGGCACCTCACTGCCTCTCCGTGCGCGGGGGCCCGAGTGATCCCTGGTGGCGACCGACCACCCCCAATGCAAAAGGCCCCCAGGACGCGCCAGGAGGCCTCAGGATCGCCCGGAAGGGCGGGGTCAAGGGGTGGGTGGCCTGTCGGATCCGAAGGCCCGCTCGCGTCGCAACCGCTCCATTTCCTTCTGGTGGCGTTTGAGGTCGCGCTCGTACAACCATTCGCGAACAAGCCAGATCAGGAGGAGCACCGCGGCGACGCACCCGAGGACGATGTAGAAGGTCATCACCGCACCTCCAGCCTGAGCTTCGGATGCAGTCCAACCTGGAGCAGGAACCACTGCCAGCGGACGTTGTCGATGGTGCGTTTGTCGCGCTCGTACTCGCTCCAGCGCTGCTGCTTGTCCAGGCCCGCGGCCTGGGCCGCTGTGGTCTGGTCGAGACCGGCGAGCTCGCGCGCGGCGCGGATTTGCTCGGGGGTGGGGTTCTCGATGGGGAAGCGTTTCATGTCAGCCCTTTGCGACGGTGAAGGTGAGCGCCGTGTCGCAGCGCACGAAGGTGTACCCCTCGTCGGTAGAGCCGCCCTGCCACGTGCCCGACCAGCCGAGACTTTCGGCCAG